GACGGCCGCGAAGTCGAGCGCCCCATCCCGTACGTGGTCCGCGCGATCCGCGAGAACCCCACCCGGTTCATGCCCCCACCGCCCCCCACACCCCCACCCGCCGAGCCCTGGGTGGCCGTCCCCGACCTCGGCCAGCGCGACAACAGCGAGACCAAAGCCCCCGGCCGCGCCCAGGTCGAGGCCGCCATCGCCGCCGCCAAGGCCCGCAAAGCCCAGCACACCGACAGGGCCGAGCCGTGACCTACCTCGAAGACAACCCGCACGCCGTCTGCCCCTGGCCGTCCTGCCGCTGCACACACGTCGGATGCGTCGCCGGCTGGATCGAACGCCGCCGCACCGACGACGCCGGCCGCGTGACCGACTACGTCCAGCCCTGCCCCACCTGCCGCCCCGAAGTCGCCCGCCACCTCGCCGACCGCTCCAAGACCCTCCGCCGACTCCGCGCCGAACTCCCCAACCTCCCCCGCCCAACCCGCGGCCCTCGCCAGCACCACCAGGAAGAACTCCAGTGACCGGCCTACGTATCGTGCCCGTGTCCTTCAAGGACGCCTGCGGGTTCGTCCAGATGTGGCACCGGCACCACGCCGCGCCCATCGGCTGCAAGTTCTGCCTCGGCGTCGCCGACGGCAACGACGTCCTTCGCGGCATCGCGATCGTCGGCCGTCCCGTCGCCCGCCTGCTCGACGACGGGCTCACGCTGGAGGTCACCCGCACCGCCACCGACGGCACCCGCAACGCCAACAGCATGCTCTACGGCGCCGCATGGCGCGGCGCCCGGGCCCTGGGGTACCGGCGCCTGGTCACCTACACCCAGGACGGCGAGAGCGGAGCGAGCCTCAAGGCGGCCGGCTGGAAGGTCGTCGCCGAGCGGCCCGCACGCCCCGGCTGGAACATGCCGTCCCGGCCCCGCGAGCTCAAGGGCACCGAGGGCATTCCGCGAACACTCTGGGAGGCATCGTGAGCTGCAGCAACTGGAACTGGAACATCTGCTCCTGCATCGACGGATGCGCCTTCCTGGACATGGTCGCGGCCGACCAGGAGGACCCGGAGGTCTGGGAGAACGACGGCCCTCCTTGCTGGGCACCCTCAACACCACCCGGCGCCCGATGCGGCCTCGACCTCGACCACTAAGGCGACCACCACTTCAACATTTGGGAAGGCCCATGACCGCAGAGCAGGCGCAACCGGTCGCTCGCGACGCGCGTGAACGGCGGAAACTCCCGGCGATCGACCGCGCCCTCGCCGACCTCGACGACGTCGTCGAGCTCGTCCCGTTCCTGGCGCTGCTGCGAGACCCGTCGGTCCGTCGTCCGTGGCGGGAGACGCCGCTCGACCCGTATGCGCGCGCCGAGCTCGACGACGAGACCCGCGCAGAGCGCGCCGAACGGGCTGAGGACGCGCCCGGGGAGCATCGAGACGCCGCCCGCCCGGATGTCCTCGACACTCTGTCCAGTGTCCTGTGGCGCGCCGAAGACTTGGCCTGGCACCTGTCCCGCGCCGCGCGCTGCCCCGTCCTGCCCCCGGCCGCCGCGGACGCCGACCCGCGCCCCTACCTCCACCACGCCGCCGCGTGCCTGCCCGCCGCCGCCCTCGGCTGGGCCAACGGCCCGGAAATCGTCCACTGGGCCGCGGACGAGACCGACGCCATGCGCCGGGACCTGGAGAGCGCCCTCGCCCTCGTCGCCGACGGGCACACCGTCAAAGCCGTCTGCCCGTGGTGCCGCGGCGGCCTCGCCGGCGCGTACACCTGGCGCGTCCGCGTCCTCGCCGACGAGCCCGCGATCGTCTGCGAATCCGGCACCTGCCAACCCCCATCCCGAGACGTCACCACGTGGTGGAAGGGCTGCCCCGTCTGGCGGTTCCCCGACTGGCCATGGCTCGCCGCCCGCCTCGCCCGCCTCGACGCACGCCGCGCCGCCCACACCCCACCCCCACCGCCGTACGAGCGCGACCAGGGCGCCACCGGCCGCGCCGGCACACCCGTCGCCGACACCTGGACCCGGGAACTCCTCGGCGACCTCCTACCGCCCGAACCCACCGATGAAGGGACCGCAGCATGACCGACCAGCAGCCCACCCCCGAGCAGGTCCAGGCCGCCGCCGAGCAGTTCGCCAAGCAGGTCTCCGACGCGTTGCGGCCCGACGACGACCCCTGCCAGTACGACCACAACGACCTCTGCCAGACCCACATGCACGACCGGCCATGCGCCGTCGCACGCGCCACGGAGCTGCTCGCCACCCTCGACCGAGCCCATGCCGCCGAGCCGGACAGCGAGACCATCGACACAGGCACCTACCAGAACCCGGACGACACGACCCGCATCCCGGCCAGCAGGGCAGGATGAGCCCATGACCCTCCACGACGGCGCACTCGCCTACGAAGGCCCCGCCACGCTCATCACCGAGGACGGCACCGAACATCAGGCAGATGTCGCCCTCTACGTCCAGACCGACGGGCATCTCAAGCAGTGGCTCGGTAACGCCACCCTCGCTACCACGCCCGTACTGGGCGACGGACGCCTCCGCATGCCGGACGGCCGCGAGGGAGCCATCATCCTCACGAACATGACCACCGGATCGGACGAGGTCACCCTCCAGGGCAGCGGCCGACCACCGTTCGACTGGTCCTGACCTGGCTTGACACCGCCCCTGTGGATAACCGATGATCAAAGGCGTTCTTGGCATGCCCTGAAACGGGCAGTCCCGAAGGCCCAGCGCGACCGACACCAACGGCGCTGGGCCTTCGCCATTCCCTGGGACAACCCAACCCCAACGACTCGCTCACCACACAAAGGTGCACGCGACCCGGGAGACCCTGCTTGACCAGCACCATCCACCACGGCGACGCCCTCGCCATCCTGCCCACCCTGCCCGCCGCGTCCATCGACTGCGTCATCACCGACCCGCCGTACAACTCCGGCGGCCGCACCCCCAACGAGCGACGCAGCCAGTCCACCCGCGGCAAGTACGTCAGCAGCGACGCCAAGCACGACCTGGCCGACTTCGCCGGGGACAACCGCGACCAACGCAGCTACACCTTCTGGCTGACCCTCGTACTCGCCGAATGCCTGCGCGTCGCCACGCCCGGAGCGTCAGTGCTGGTGTTCTCCGACTGGGCGCAGCTGCCCGCCACCTCCGACGCCTTGCAGGCCGCCGGGTGGGTGTGGCGCGGCGTCATCCCCTGGCGCAAGCCGATCGCCCGCCCGCAGCGCAACGGGTTCAAGCGCGAATGCGAGTACGTGCTGTGGGGCAGCAACGGGCCGCTGCTCCGCCACGCCGAGCCGATCTACCTCCGCGGATGGGTCGAGGGCTCACAGCCGCTCGGCCGCAAGCGCCACCACATCACCCAGAAGCCCGTCGAGGTGCTCCGCCACCTGGTGCAGGTCTGCCCGCCGGGCGGCACCGTCCTCGACCCGTGCGCCGGCGCCGGATCAACCGGTGTGGCCGCACTCGCCGAGGGCAGGCGGTTCGTCGGGATCGAGATCACCGAGCATTACGCCCGCGTCGCCGAGGAGCGTCTCGACCAGGCCGCGCGCCTGCCCGAACTTCCCGCCGCCCCGGTGACCTAGTCGCGCCCCCGGGCCACGGGGCGACCGCCACCGGCACCCTGACCGGGCCGGGATGCGTGCCAGGCCCGGAGCTCGGCCTCACGGCTGGGCAGCCAGCCCATGATGGGCCGGCCGTGGCCGATACCGATGATCGCGTCGGGGGCAGGGAAATCGGGGTAGCGGCCTCGCCAGGTCTCCACGGTGCCGGGTTTGACGTCGAACAGGCCGGCGATATCGGCGGCGCTCATGTAGCGGGTCGGCTGTGCCATGGGGCGCTCCCTCCAAGAACGACACGCCCCCTCTTGGAGGTGTGCCTGGGTAGTGATTGGGGGTTGGTCGGTGGGGGTTCTCAGGCGGTGGGCTGGAAGCCCCGGCCGCGGGGCGGGGGGCGCGGTCGGGTGGTGGTTTCAGTCCAGCTCGCCGTTCTGCACCCGCTTGTCGGTCTTCCGGAGCAGGTCGGTGGCCACCTGGTGGGCCTGCTCGAAGGTCGGGATCATCTCAAGCCGTATCTCGTCTACGGGCTCGTCCTGGTAGATCTCCATGGAGGCCGAGCCGTCGTGTACCTGGAAGGGGAGGACACGGAACACGGGGGCGCCGATGCTCCAGGAGACGGTGTAGTACTCGGTGATCGCTTGGTCTGTGAACAGGATGTTCATCGAGTCGCTCCATTCATTGTCTCTATCTAAAGACAATGTTAGTCGGCTCAATAAACGTTGTCAACACCTCAAGACAAGGAAGGGGTGACGGTGATGGCCGCCGGCCGCCCCCTCACCGACCATGACCGCCAGCGCGTCGCTGAGCTCCACGCGCAAGGCATGTCCCGAAACGACATCGCACGGCAGATCAAGCGTTCGCCGTCGACCGTGACCAAGCTCGCCCGCGAGCTCGGCCTCGCCTTCGACCGCAGCGAGACCAAGGCCGCCACCGCCGCGAAGGTCGCCGATGCCAAGGCCCGCCGCGCCGACCTCGCCGCCCTCCTCCTGGAGGACGCGCACCGGCTCCGCCGCCAGCTGTGGGAACCGTGCGAGCTGGTGAAGATCGGCGGCAAGGACAACATCGCCACTCGCGAGCCGCTCGAACAGCCCTTGTTCGAGGACCAGTTGAAGATCATGCAGACGACCAGCCTTGCCGCCGAACGTCACGCCCGGCTCGTCGAGCTGGACGCCGACGCAGGAATCGAGGACGGCAAGGCCATGCTCACCCAGCTCGCGACCGCGCTCGGCCAAGCCTGGCGCAACGGCCAAGACAAGCCGCCCGCGGGCGCGTGAACCTGCTCGACCAGCTCCCGCTGTCCCGCAAGCAGATCGACTACGTCGTCAACAGCACGGCGTTCGTCAACCTGTCCGAAGGCTCCATCCGATCCGGCAAGACCATCTCCAGCCTCCTGCGCTGGCTGATGTTCGTCGCCACCGCACCCCGCGGCGGAGAACTCGTCGTCGTCGGCCGCACCCGCGACTCCCTCAACCGGAACGTGTTCGGGCCTCTCCAGGACCCGGCGCTGTTCGGGCCGCTGGCCAAGCTGACGAACTACACCAACGGCGCCGCGACCGCGACCATCCTCGGCCGCACCGTCCACGTCCTGGGCGCCAGCGACGCCAAGGCGGAAAAGGTCCTGCGCGGACTTACGTGCGCAGGCGCGTACGTCGACGAGCTCACCGTCGTCGCCGAGGACTTCTTCCAGCAGCTCCTGGGCCGCTGCTCGGTCGAGGGCGCGCAGATCTTCGCGAGTACGAACCCGGACTCGCCGGCGCACTGGGTCAAGACCAAGTTCCTCGACCGCCTCGCCGAGCTGCCCGACTGGCGCACCTGGAAATTCGTCCTCGACGACAACCCCGCGCTCCCGGCCGCGGTCAAGGCCCGGTACCACCGGCAGTACACCGGCCTGTGGCGACGCCGGTTCATCCTCGGCGAATGGGTCGCCGCCGACGGCGCCGTGTATGACATGTGGGACCCCGACATCCACGTCACCCCCTGGGCGAAGCTCCCCCCGATGGACCGGCTCATCGGCGTCGGCGTCGACTACGGCACCACCAACCCGACCGCCGCGGTCCTCCTCGGCCTGTCCGGCGGCGACGACCGGCGCCTCTACCTGGTGAACGAGTGGCGGTACAACCCCCGCAACGACGCCGCCCGACTCACCGACGGCCAGCTGTCCGCCGCGCTCCGCGCGTGGCTGGACGAGACCCACCTCCCGGACAACTCCCGCCCGCGCATCGAGTGGGTTGTCGCCGACCCGTCCGCCGCCAGCTTCCGGACGCAGCTCGCGCACGACGGTCTGATCACCGCGCCGGCCGACAACGACGTCGCCCGCGGCATCGGCCTCACCGCCACCCTGTTCGCCGAGCGGCAACTCCTCGTCTCCGACCGCTGTACCGGGTTCGTGTCCGAGGCGCCGGGCTACTCGTGGGATCCGGACGCCACGCTCAAGGGCGAGGACAAGCCGATCAAGGTCGCTGACCACAGCTTGGATGCCGGGCGGTACGTCGTCGCGACCACGGAAGACCTCTGGCGCCCGCACCTGCGAGACGTCGCCCTCGCCGCCTAAAACGGAGCCACTCGTGTCCCAGAAGCCCAGCCTCGGCTGCATCGTCCGCTACGTCGGCAAGTACGGAATCAACGCGCCTCGCGCCGCGATCGTCTCGTGCAGCCTCGCCGACCTCCAGGCCGAGGGTGACGCCCCGCTGCTCGACTCGGACATGCACGTCCACCTGACGGTGTTCACCCCGTCCAGGCAAGGCATGTTCGGCGAGTTCAACGTCCCCTACGACCCCGACGCCGCGCCCGGCACCTGGTCCTGGCCGCCGCGCGTCTGACCGTCCCCACGACCCCCGGCGCGGGTTGTCCCCCGGCTCCCCGCGCCGGACACGAGCCCGGCCCGTCCCGCGTCCCTGGGGGGTGGCGCGGGACGGGCCGGCACACCCCCTAACCCCCTTGGAGGTGCTCATGCTCGAACGCCACGCCAAGCTGTCCGTCCACGACGGACAGGGCACGGTCGAGCTCGACGGCGTCCGGAAACTCGTGCTCGACGCCGGCGTAGGCGTCCGGCCTCGGCTGACGGTGGAGCTGCTCGTCCACGAGATCGAGGTCGACGGCAAGACCGAGGTCACTGTCCCCGTGAAGACCCGCGAGGCGCTGGTCGCCCTCGGCTGGACACCACCACCCGAAGAGCGAACGGCCCGGCCCAAGGGCGAGGTCACCATCGTGATGCAGCCGGACGACGCCGCTTTCGCGCGAGGTGTGCACGCAGCCGTGGATGAGCTCAGGCGCCAGGGGCGTTGGCCGTGACCCCGGACGCTGCGATGGACCGGGCCGCGGAGGTCCTCGCCCGAGCCGAGGAACAAGCGCTCTTCGAGCCCAAGGCGGCTGAGGCCCTCGTGATTGTCGCGGACGGGTGGCGCCGCTTGGGCCAGGCCCTCGGCCAGCAGCAGGCCAACAACATGCCGCGCCCGCCGCGTCCGCCTGCGCGCCCGAGTCCCGCGTCCATGCCCCCGCGCGCGAGGAGGTGACTCGTGGCTGATGCCCTGTTTACCGCCGGATGGGTCGCGTGGATCGCATGGTTCGCCGTCTTGGAAGGCGCCGCGCTCTACCGTCGCCGCACCGGCGACACCCTGTCCGAACACGTCTGGCGGTGGGCAGCGGTCAAGGGCCCCCGCTCATCCGCGCGCACCTGGGCGGGCCGTCTCGCCGTCCTCGCGGGCGGCATCTGGCTGACCGGCCATCTCGCGTTCGGGATCTGGAGCTTCTAATGCCGCTACCCGAAGGCGGGGGAGTCTGGCCGCCCGCCGAGCTGGACGCCGTCACCTCCCAGCTGCGCGTCTGGTCCGCGTGGTACAGCAGCGACGTCGACGATCTGTCCGGCATCTACGGCGGTGACCTCGCCGGCGACCCGGCCAAGCCGCTCGGCGTGTTCAACCCCATGAGGGAGGACTGGCGCGGCAAGGTCGGCCGCACCCTCGCCCGATGGTTCTGGGGTACCCGCACCCCGGCCGCCGAGAAGCGCACCAAGCTACACCTCCCCGTAGCCCGCGACATCGCCACCACCAGCGCGGACATGCTGTTCGGCGAACCCCCAACCTTCGCCGTCGAGAACCGCGGGACGCAGGCGCGCGTGGACGAGCTCACCGACCTCGGTCTCCGCGCCACCCTCACCGAAGCCGCCGAGCTCGCCGCCGGCCTGGGCGGCATCTACCTCCGCATCGTCTGGGACCGCGAGCTGCGCCCCCGCCCCTGGATCTCTGCCGTCCACGCCGACGCCGCCGTACCCGAATGGCGCTGGGACGTCCTGACCGCCGTCACCTTCTGGCGGGAGGTCCTCGTCGACGGCAACACCGTCATCCGCCACCTGGAACGGCACGAGCCCGGCGCGATCCTGCACGGCCTGTACGAGGGCGGCCGCGGCAACCTCGGCAAGCCCATCCCCCTGGACGCCAACCCGGCCACCCGCGGCCTCGCACCCGTCTTCGAGACCGGTCTCCCGCCGGGCCGCATCACCGCCGGCTACATCCCGAACCTGCGGCCCGCCCCCGGGTGGAGGCACGTCCCGGCCGCGGTCAACCTCGGCCGCGCCGACTTCGACGGCGCCGAGCCGTTCATGGACGCCCTCGACGAAACGTACTCGTCGCTGATGCGCGACATCCGGCTCGGCAAAGCCCGCCTCCACCTCCCCGCCTCCTACCTGGAATCCATGGGTCCCGGCAAGGGCGCGGTGTTCGAGGACCGCGAGCTGTACGCGCCCGTGACCGCGATCGGCGCCAACAAGCTCGACGCCGGCCTGCAGATCCAGGAAACCCAGTTCGCCATCCGCGTGGAGGAGCACCTACGCGCGTGCGCGGAATGGCTGGAGCGCATCATCGCCACCTCCGGGTACTCGGCCAGCTCGTTCGGGTTGCGCGATGGTGAGGGCGCCGAGATGACCGCGACCGAGGTGTCGGCCCGCAAGGGACGCACCGGCGCCACCCGCGCCAAGAAAGTCAACTACGCCGCACCCGTGCTAGCCGACCTCGTCGAGACGCTCCAGCTCATCGACCGCCGTGTCTTCCCCCGCGAGACCTCGTACACCCCGGAGCGGCCGGACGTGGAGTTCGGCGAGGCCCCCGAATCGCCGCGCGTGCTGGCCGAGACCATCGAGCTGCTGGCCCGCGCCGAGGCCGCCAGCATCGAGACCCGCGTGCGGATGTTCCATCCGGACTGGGACGACGTCCGTGTGCGCCAAGAGGTCGAGGGCATCCGCGCCGACTCCGGCATGCTCGACCCCGGCCAGGCCATGACCGACGCCATCCGCGCAGGCGAGCAGGACCCGGCCGTCCCGGGCTCCCCGGCCCCGCCCGCCGACGAGTAGCCCGTGCGCCTGGTCGTCCGGCTGTTCGGCCGCGAGTTCCTGGCCGTCGACACCGGCCCCGACGCCCCGCCCTGCCCCGACTACGCCGAAGAGATCCCGTTCGGGTTCCACGGCGGATCCGGCGGCCTGGTCGAGCGCGCCGAGCCCTGGCCGGTGGACGAGGTGAGCCATGGCCGTCGACCCTGACCTCGTCGACGCCATCGCCGCCGGCGTCGCCGACATCTACCGCGACGCCGAGGCCGCCCTCATCCGCACCATCCGCACGCACCTGGACCGCGGCTTGGACAACCCGGCCGCCGAACGCCGCGCGGCCACCCTCCGCTCCCTCCGCCGCGCCGCACAGAGCATCGTGGCCGCGCTGGAGGCCGACTCCGGCCCAGCCATCCGGGACGCGCTGTCCCGCTCGTACCGGCACGGCTGGTCATCCGCCCTCGCCGGGCTGCCGCGCCGCCACTTCCCCCAGTCCGGCATCGGCGACGCCGCCGCGGCCGCGCTCCGCGAGCGCTCCGGCGCCGGGTTCGTCGAGGCCCTCGTCATGGCGTTGTTCAGGGATTTCGGCCACGTGACCCGGAGCATCCTCCGCGACGTCGTCGGCGTTTACCGCGACGTCCAGGCCGCGGCCGCCGGACGGATCCTCACCGGCGCCCAGACCCGGCGGCAGGCCGCCCAGTCCGCATGGCAAGCCTGGATCGACCGAGGCGTCAGCGGGTTCACCGACCGCGCCGGGCGCCGCTGGAAGCTGTCCTCGTACGCGGAGATGGCGACCAGGACGGTTGCTCAGCGCGCCGCAGTGCAAGGCCAGGTCGACCGCCTCGACACGATCGGCGTCGAGCTGGTGTACGTCTCCGACGCCGTCCAGGAATGCGCGAGGTGCCGCCCCTTCGAGGGCCGGATCCTGCGGACCACGCCCGGCCCGCTCGACGTCCAGGTCGAGCACGCGACCCGGGACGGCGTGATGGTGACCGTGGAGGCGTACGCGACCCTCGACGACGCCCGGCTCCGCGGCCTGTTCCACCCGAATTGCAGGCACAGCATCAGCGCGTACCTGCCCGGCGTCACCCGCGTGCCCAAGGGCCGCCCCGACCCCGACGGAGACAAAGCGAGGCAGCAGCAGCGCGCCCTCGAACGCCGGATCCGCAAGTACAAGGAGCAGCAGCTCGGCGCGCTCACCGACCAGGCCCGCGCCGACGCTGGCCGGCGGGTACGCGCCGCCCAGGCCGCGCTCCGCGCCCACCTCGCCGCCAACCCGGGCCTCAAGCGGTTGCCGTACCGCGAGCGGATCGGCGCCGGCAACATGCCCCCACCCGGCCGCGGCCCCGAAGGCGGTCCGGTCGCGCCGCTCGGTCCGCCGTCCGAGCCCACCCTCGACGGCGGCCCCGCGCCCGCCCCGCCCTCGCGCACGCGACGGATACCGCCCGAGGAGCCGCCCGTCGAGGACCGGCAGCCCGGCCCCGGGCAGGACCGGCTCGACCGTCCCGACCCGGCGCACATGTCCGACACGGATCTCGAGACCGCGCTCATGGACGAGATGGCCCGACCCGACTTCGACCAAGGGTGGATCGATCGTCTCGCCAGGGAGATGGACCGCCGTGAGGCCGAGCAGCAGGCCCGCGAGGAGGCCCGCGCACGCAACCGCGAACGCGCACGGGCCCGCCGCGAGCAGCGCGACGCCGAACGCGCCCAGCGGATCCAAGACCTCCTAGACGACGGATGGCCCGAAGAAGAAGCGGTAGCCGAGGTGCTGGGCACCTCGGTCGAACGGCAACGCCGGGCCCGCGCCATCGCCGAGCTGCGCAGCGAGGGCTACACCGGAAAAGGGTTCGAGGACCTGGCCAGGCAGGCGTACAAGGACTACGTGTACCGGGCCTGGCTCGCCGCCGAGGACGCCACCCGCGGCCAGCTGGTCACCCGCGAGGGCCAGGCCCAGGG